CGGCTGTGTTGGCCTTGCCGGTTGCGACTATGGCATCTTCCTTTGCTGCATTAGCAGCCAAAGCAGCCGTATCCGCCAGTCCTGCCTTTTCATTGGCCAGAGTAGCGGCAACATTGGCTGTATTTGCCGCCTTGTCTGCATTTTCTTTTGCCGTGTTTGCGGCCAAAGCTGCATCCGTCGCCGATTTTGTAGCAGTCTCGGCAGAAGCTATGGTATCATCCGCACGCTCTACAGCCGCATTAGCATTTTCGGCGGCAGTTGTAGCCGAGGATGCTGCTTCATTCGCTTTATCCGTTGCGGTATTGGCATTTAATGTTGCCGTGTCAGCCTTTCCTGCGGCATCATTGGCCTTTCCTGCGGCTATATTGGCTTCAACAGTTGCTTTATCTGCTTCTTCCTTTGCCATATTGGCTGAAGCTGCTGCGGTATCGGCATTCTCGGCTGCGGTATTGGCTATACCGGCTTTTTCCTCCGCCAATGCAGCGGCAGCAACAGCCAATTTGGTCGCTGCATCAGCATCTCCGGCAGATTGAGTTGCTTGACCAGCTGCGGCATTTGCTAAAGCTGCGGCATCATTTGCAGCCTTGGTTGCCGCCTCTGCGCTCACTTTTGCGATGTTTACATTCGATATAGCAGTATTAGCTTCCTCCTTAATTTGGGACATCTGTTCACGAACCTCTTTTGCCGCATCCGTTGCCGGCTTCATAAGTTCGGCCTTATCAGTCTCTGTCAGATCAGAAAAATGCAGTTTCAATTGATCCACTTCTGCTGGTGTCAGATCGGAAAACTTCATTTTCAATTCTTCACGGTCGAAAATATCCACGTATGCACTATCCGGCTCACCTTCGTATTTCATTTGAAGCGTACCGTTCAACTTTCGAAAAACCGGCTTCTCTCCTTTCGGCCCACGAATTTTCTCAATTTCCAACAGATTCTGCCAAGCACCATTAGCTCCTTGTTTCCAAAGGATGTATTTATCGTTTATCCCTAAAAACGCACTAAGGCCGGGATCGCCCTGTTTACCTTTCATTGCAGAGGGCAAAGCACGCTTAGGTCTCCCACCCTGAATGATCAGGATCATATCATTATCGGTTATTGTTCCGGCTGCCGGAAGCAAATTAGCCCTGATTATTTCAAATTCTTCTGCCATATCAATTGAAAACTATTATTCTACCTTGCTCGTCTGCCAATAACCCCAAATCCGGATCCTTCAGCACACGGTAACGAACATCACCGCCGGCATCTATCCAACTCACTACGGGAGCAACAACAGAAATAGTGAATCTTGCCCCTATCCGGTTCTCCTGCCAGACTTCCACAGAAAAGGACGGGCAATCCGTATAGTACACCTGAATGATACCATCCAACGTCTTAATATATAATTCCTGATTTCCTACACCGGATATCTGGCTAAAGAATGCCCGATAGTTATTCAGAAACTCTTCCACACTGCCGGCCAACATCCAAAGGGACAGTTTTATTTCCCGATGCAGGGTTTTGATTGTCGAAAGGTCTACCGTACGGCCATCAGTGAACGGCGCCTTAACCGCAGGATATTTCAAGATGTCCTCCTGGTTATCGTCCGATCCTATACCGAAGTCTGCAAAGTCTATCCCATTAATCGCATACTGCCCGCGAAGCCCGATACCGCCGGCCGGAGTTGCCGGATAAATGGCATGATTGTCCTCGACAAAAGAAAGTTCAAACACAGATACGTTCTCCCCTGCATTAAATGGCACAGGCTGTTCGTGAGAAGAGCCGGCATTGAAGCGTAAGCGGTTGGTCATACCGGCAATAAGATTGAATTCCCGATAGCCCGGTGCGGACAGATCAGCAACAAACTTTCTATACCCAGACCAGAACTGCTCAAGCGTTTCTGCCTTCATGAGGAATTTCAACTTGACGGTCTTAGGTTCGAACTCCACAACCGAGAGATCGGGGTCGATTCCGTCGGCTTCCGCCCAGTTGTTATATTTGACTGCCTTACGTTTGGGGTATTTCAGAAGATCATCAAAAGAACCTTCCAATAATTTACATCCCCATTCAGTATATACGTCTTTTCCGTCTATTGTCATAATACACGTGCTGTATGGTCTTTATGAGTTATTACCTTACCGCCAGCGTTCTTTACGAACACCACGGCATAGTTACTCGCATGGATCTCGGCTTCCGCCCCATGCATCAGGATCACGTTGTAGCGGCCGATCGTATCAAAATGAAGGATTGCCTTGGAACCGGCCAGGAATACCTTCACCGGATTCGTCAGTTTCACGTCCGTCTCGATATAGATACCCATGCTTTCGGCCTTCTTGCCCCGGAACTCCCGTAATTGTTCCATAGACGGGAAATTATTCTTCGTGCAGAACTCCGTACCCTGCGGCGTCAGCAGAAGGCGCATAAGCTCTTCTTTATTTTCCGTACCATGCAACAACCTACAGGCACCTAACCGGTTTGCTATCTCAAAAAACTCTTTATCCATAATGCTACATTTTTACTTTTACGTTAATAGTACCTTCCAAGGCATCAACCGTGCCTCTGGTGTTCTCCGATATCTTACCGGCAACCTCTTTGATCTCTCTCGTATTCTCGGCGATCCGATCGGTATTCTTTTCCACTTTATCTGATAGTTCGCGGATGGCCTTCACATCTTCCCAACCTCTGGATTGCATATCATAGATCAGCTTCATTTGTTCCCGGATCGGTTGCATACTGCCGCGGATGTCTTCCAACAGGGCACGGACGGCCCCGGTCTGACCGGCCAACAAGTTTATGCTTTCTTGAGAGGCTTTGGCATATGCGCCTTTCAGGGTATTTTCGGATATATCTTCTTCTTTCTCCGGCTCTTCCACCTTATCTTTCATTAGGCTATCAGCCCAACCGAACTGCCTGTCAATCTCTTTTTGCAGTTCTTCCGCCATATTATAGATATAATCCTGTTCCCAGCCGGAAAGGACATTGTCGGCATAGAACTCCTTCAGCTTGTCACGAATCTTCTCCATCGCACCGGAAGATTCCGTTGCTGCCTTGATGGATTCTGTGACCATCTGGCGCATCATCTTTTTGACAGTATCCTTTGCCGATTCTGCCCGGTCTTCACCGGAAGCCCACGCTTCGGCTTGTGCGTTAGCGAAGTTGTCAATGGCGGATTTCAGGTCTTCACCGAAGATAGCGTCCACGGCCTTCTCCTTGTTGTCCGCTATGACGTCGTTGATTTCCTCGATTTGTTCCTGCCACTCCTTGATACGGCTGTCATCAGTTTTTTTCTTGTCCTGTTCCTCTCTGATCTGTTGCTGGATAAGGATCTTCTGTTGCTCCAGCAGCTTGTTGTTCTGCTCAATCATTTTGGAAGCATCCTTTGAATAGGCCTTCTCGATTGACTTTTCCAACTTACCGTAAGATTTATCCAATGTATCAATTTGATCCTGCAACCGCTGGATACGTTTCTCGTTCTTCTTGTCATGGATTTTGGCGATGGCACCGGCCAAAGATGTAACGACACCAATGGCAGCACCGGCAGACGCACCGAGTGGACCGAACATGGAACCGGCTTTCGCACCGTTCATTGCAGAACTTACAGTGTCCATAGCCACACTGAAACCTTCAGCTATCCCACCGAATACACCACCAAACGAATCTCCGAGCTTCGAAAACGTGTCAGAGAGGAACTGTCCGGTCTGCATAATTTCACTCATGCCCTCTTCTATTTCTGCCAAACCTTCTTTTAACTTCTTGGCATCACTTTCAGAGGTAAAGACTTTTTTCAAGCCATTTGAAACTTTATTAAAAGAGGTTTCCATTTGGTCAGCTTCACGGCGAACATTGGCTATTTCATCCTTGATGGCCTTCAACTGATCCGGTGACTTGCGAAGCACATCAAACTGTTCTTTGGTAATACCGAATGAATTATCAGATGAATATTCCCCTCTTTCAAGAAAAGACAAGAATTTTTCCGCTTCATCCGCAATGGCACGAATAGAGGTGATATTCTTTTTACTCATATCATCAAACAACCGGGTGATAATGGAGGTGCTCTTTTGGGCTTCATTATCCACGTCCGCCAGCTCTTTCTTCATACCTTCTGCAAGGGAAAGCCGTTCCCATTTCGTTGTAGCCTTTGCTATTTTCTCATTATAAATAGCCGTGATAGCCTGACGCTTTTTCTGATACGAGCCGTATTCTTTCAGGTATTCGTTCATGGCGCGTTTCTCTTCCTCCAGTTGTTCCTTATTCACATTGGAGGTCGATTGCTCTCGTTTAACGTATGAATTGACCAAAGCGGTACGGATCTCCACAGTCTGCTCTTTGCTCAGTTTGCCGCCTTGCGCGTCTTTCCATTCTTTCTCCTTGGCGAGTATGGCTGCGATCTCATTGTCATAGTCAAGATAAATTTGGGCAATCTTCTTGTCGGATCCTTCTTTCATCAAGTCGATTTCGGACTGTTGATTTTGACGGCGGAAGGAAAGAAGTTCGTTAGCCAATTTCTTCTGTTGCTTGATTTGATTTTCAGCATTCTTATCTTTTTTATTTGAACTGGAGTATTTGTCTATTTGATCCTGAGCCTCCTGTATCTGTTTGGTATATTCATTCCATTCTTTTGAATTTTTCTTAGAAATATCCAAAGCATCACGAGCAACTTTAGCATCTTTTTTCAGCTTTTCCCAGTAGGATTTATTCCTTGTTTCTTCCTTTGTAGTTTCAGTTTTTGTCTCTGATAATTTTCTTTTGAAATCATCTAATGCTTTTTGTTGACGTTTAAGATATGCCTCTTCTTCTGCAATAGCTTTATTATTGTTGACTGTTAATGGTACTCCCGTTGATGGTGACACACCTATAAGCCTCCCATTTTCTTCTCGCAACCTCTTTAATCTCGAAATAGATTCATCTATATTCCGGATATAGGAATCATAAGTATTTGTGTCACGCTCTTTGTTTAATAGCTTATTTGCCTCCGCTAAATCAAGTACAGCTAACTCTTCCCGTTTATATGCTCCTGTTATAGCAGGTGATAGTTTTTGTAATTGTTCATAAGCGGATATTTTAGCTAATTCCGTTTCTGCCTCATCTTGCATTACACGTATTAATGATTCAACTTTATTCTTTCGTTCTTCCTCACGTTGAATCATCTTATCCTGTTCTTCGTTGAATCGTTTTTGCGCTTTTTCTGCCGAAGTGATACTTGTAGACATAGCCAACATTGTAGCGGAAAGTCCTGCAACCACCGTAGCGAGTGCAACGTATGGATTGGTTATCATAGCTGCATTTAATGCTAATTGAGCCTTACGAGCTAATATGCGAGCATTAGTAAGCCCTATCTCAACAATAGTATGTTTACTTTCAGCTGCTGTTACAAGCATTACCGCTGTACGATATGTTCCGTATGTTGCGATCAGACCGACAAGTACCTTTCCAATAGTTTCATAGTTATTTATCAAAGAAGTGGTTGTTTGAATCCCTTTTATTATTACATCTTCCGACTTTTGTCCCAATTCATTAAAAACACCATCCATTGCATCTTGCATCATTGACAACTGGCCATTGATAGTCCTTGAAGCGTTCTCTGACATCTGATAGAACTTTCCGCCTGCGCTTGTAGCGTCAATAAACGCCTGTTGTACCATTTCTGCGGAAATTGCTCCATTGGACATTTCTTCTTTAAGTGCAGCAATAGATTTTCCTGTTTTGTCAGACATGATTTGTAACGGATTGAATCCGGCATTAATCATCTGATTAAGATCTTGCCCCATCAACTTTCCTGCTGCCGACATTTGAGAGAAAGCCAACGTAAGCGAGTTAAACCTTTGGGTATCTCCCATAGAGACATCGCCAATAGCCTGTAAATAACGTGGTACTTTCTCGACCTCGATATTAAAGCCTAACATCATCTGCGTAGCTTGGGTTACATCAGAAAACTCAAGAGGAGAAATCTTTGCATATTCACGGACTTGTGACATAAGTTCATCCGCCTTTTCTTTGCTTCCAAGCAAAGTTTGAATAGCGGTGTCTACTGCTTGAAACTCGCCACGAACACGAACCATGTTTGACAGAAACTCCTTAATGGAGTATCCTCCCAATAATTTTTTGCCGACATTAGACATCGCTTGTTCTATCTGCTTTGTCACACCGACATTCTCTATACCCTCCTGTCGATATAAAGTATACTCGTCACGTAGTTTTTTTACCGATAGTCGTGCATTAGCCTGTTCTTGCGTTAATCCAAATAAAGCAGCTTTCTCTCCATCCAAGGCCTTGCGTGCAGCGTTGTATTCTTCCAATTTCTCATTAGCGGACAATGGATTTCTTTTCAATGCAATACGATAGGCCTCTCCAAGTCGTTTTACATCAGTCTCTACATCTTTAATAACAGCTTTTTGAGTGATAATTTTTTCTGATAATCCGTTTACAACTTGCGAAGCATCGAATATTTTCTTTTTAAAACCTTGGTTTATTTCATTGCCTGCACGTACTGCGGAAGTGACAAGAGAATCCAATTCTTTCGTATTTTTAGCAAGTTGAACTTCCATTGCCCGGAAAGTAGCCGGAGAAGTATTACTATCCATCCCGGCAATAGTAGATTTTAACTTATCTATCTCTTCCCGTAACTTAATGACTTTTTGATAGTCAGCTTCTATGTGAAACGCTAATTTAGGCATACATCAATGTTTTGGATAAAAGTACATCAGACCAATAAAGTAGTAGAATTTTATGGGAATAGATACATGACAATGAAAAGATTGTCGTGAATATAGAATCATGCTCCTCTTTTTTGTCTCATAAGATCCTTTCCCGACATCTTTTTTACTTCAGTTTTCTCTTTGTCCTCATAGACAGCCCTCGGTTTATCAGCACTCATCAAGAGCAAAAGAAGATAAGGAAGATCCTCATACACCTCCCTGTAAGAAAGGTTCAAATTTTCCATGAATAAGGTAATACTTCCTACGATGGTATTGCCTCCTACTACTTGGGTTTTACTATCAGATTTGCCAGCTCCATCGCTAACTGGCAGACTACGAAAAAATCACGTCCGGTTATTAACTCAAAAGCGACAAAATACGCTTGCAATAATTCTTCTTTAGAACCTGAAAGCATCTGCCGTTCGAGGCTTTCAGCTCTTTTTTGATAATTCGGGACATCACCAACCACCAAGAATGAAAGTCCCTTGACGATATTCTCCAAATTGACAGGAGCAACCTTCATTAATTCCCGCACAGTACCATTTTCCGGTAAATCGACCTTACTTAAATATTGGGTAGCCCTCATTATCACTTTGATAGAAGGAGCTTTGATTACATATACTGTTCCCCCTACAACAATAGCTTTTCCATAAGTACCGGAAAGTAACTCTGATATGTTTTTTGAAACCTCACTCATAGTTTAAATATTAGAGGGTGATTGCTCACCCTCGTCATTAACTTATCCACCCAAAGTTGTATCCTCCCCGTCTTCCCAGCGCTCAATAGGAACGCCGGCTTTGGTTGGTTTCAACGCCGTAAAAACAAGGGCTAAGCCAATTGCCTTTTCATTCGCTTTACCAGAAGCAGAAACACCGGCACGAGGAAAAATAATTTTCACACCATCTTCAGTTGTGGCACGGACGGTAAACTCTTTACTCTCTACATGGTCGGCACGCTCCCATGTGCCCGGCTTACTCTCTGACCCCGCCGTAAACTTACCACCTTGGAATTTAGCCTTAGTCTCAAGATCATACATACCAATAGAAGCATTGATCTTAACCGCACCCGGCTTTTTAGAGGAATAATAGGTATTTCCAGCTACATCTTTGTAATCCTTAACCTCCGGATCTTCATCCTCATAAGTGAAGGTGTCCTCATGAACTACCGGGACTTCTTCAAAAACAGAACCTTCGGCACCACCAGCCCCGATCGGCGCAACCTCCAGCTTCTGAAGGTTTACCACCACAATTTTTTTATTCTCTGCCATAACTATTTTACATTTAAAACTTCAAACAAAACACTAACATTCACATAATGACACTTTAAAGCAGTGTCCGCTTCCGTTCCTATATTATAGATAGAATAGCGATAAAAAGAACCATTATAGGAACCTGTACTCCTTAATATCTTCATAGCTTGTCTTTCAAGCTCATTCAGTCGGATAGAGTTGGCTTCATTCTCGCTTAAATTGGGTA